ATATCTCATTGTCAGAAGACGTTAGAAATGTATGGGTTTCCCCATCAGCACAGGTTATTTCCCCTGGACCATCCGGATCATCAATGTCATTTAGTTTCGTGGCCCCTCCATCATTGTCATCGACAGCCCAAGTTAAAACGCCATTACCATCAGTATGTAAGACATGGTTAGCCGCACCATTTGCGGTAGGTAACGTATAGTTTACGCCAAAGACTGTTAAAACAGGGGTTGACACACCGGAAGAAAAAACTCCAGTTACGCCAGAAGTAGTGTTCCCATCTATAGTTAAATCTCCCTTGATTGTTGTATTTATCGAGGCAGTGCCGATTTCATAATCACCATCAGCGTCAACGTGTCTTATCGTGGTTGACGTTCCAGAAATCTGAATACTTTCTGTGATATCAATGTCCTCAGAGCCATCACCACAGTCGGAACAATTTATTCCTAAAGCATAATTGGTGTCACCTGCGGCTGCTCCGCTGTCTTTCATTGCCAACTCCGGATCTGCACTAGCAGAAGCGGTTATCGAAGCAAACGTAACGTCGCTAGTTGTAAGCACATGCTGGTCCATGTCCCATAGCTCATTCGCTCCGTAGCCAGTGTCCAGTGTCGTCGCTGTAGCAGCGCCAAGTGTAGGGGTTACAAAAGTAGGAGAGGTTGAGAATACTACATTAGTCGTGTCTGTCCCTGTGGTCCCTGTGGCATTGGCCAAGTAATTTATTTGTGCTGCGGTTGAGGTAATATCAGCTACTTGAGAAATATTCGTAATTGTAATATCATCAGCAACATCACCATCGGCAACGTCAGTTCCACCAGCTCGATATATATGTTGTCCCTCTACTGTTATATCTCCTGCGCCAGATCGTGCTATCGTGGTGTCTGCGGCAGCACCTACTTCAAGGCTAGAAACTAAGGGAATTGAAGTAGACCCAGACGCATCGGCTGCCCAACTTAAAAGACCATTTCCATCTGTAGCTAAAACTTCATTTGCCGCACCGTTGGCAGTAGGCCAAGTATAATTTACACCATGGCTTGTAATTGTTGGAGTTGAAACACCGGATGAGAAATGGGCAGTTGTCCCCGAGACTATAGTATCATCAAAACTAATGGTCCCTCCACTTGCCGTAATCTTCCCATTTTGTCCTACAAAATTTATGCTTGTTTGGTCGGCAGCGGTGTTAAAGTTTAAATAATCATCATCGTCACCACCTGGGAGGATATTTATGTCTGGATCATCGGTGCCCATAGAAAAACCATCAGAGTCAGTCTGGTACATATTAGCCCAAGTAGATTCATCAGAGTCATGAAACCATAGGATATTATTACTCATCAAAGAAACACCAGACTCAAATTTATGTACTCCTGTCCAAGTAGGGGTATCTCCTTCAGCAACGCCAGACCCACCACCGCCGCCCCCACTGAAATTAGGCCCGGAGATAGCAGGTTGACTAAGACCAAACAATCCAAGAACTAAGCAAGCAATGGTCACAGTTAATGTATTTCGTATCTTCATCTTAAAAAACCTCCTTAATTAAATCGTAAGCCCCTGTTGCCTATGCGCCAGTGTTTTATTAGTGGAGACCAGATCCATTCATAAGCGCCAATATCGTACCCGCCGTTTTGGGGTCTGGGGTCGCCATTGAAATCTGTTGTAACACTTACGTTTACGCCTGCATTAAACGCGGGAGAGTCTGGTTGGAGTCGAAAATCAGTAGTGGAAATAAATAAAGGGTCTTGGTTTTCGATCTCATTTGCAGTCTTCACCCAACTACCTGCCCACTCATCATCACCATAAGCTAGGTTATGAGTATGTTCGATTGTTGCCCCCGAACCATGTAAAAAATCTCCATCTTCATGCGCTGAAGCAATGTTGTTTTTCACCACACTATAACTGTAAGACCATGCCCACACACCCCTATCCCCATTATCATAGATAGTATTATGGTATAATTTAACTTCTTTCCCGCTATCCCCGTGCATGATTCTAATGCCTTCGTTATCGTTTGAATAGACAACATTGTTTTGTATGGTGCAATCCTTTGATGCCCAACACGCTTCTATTCCATGTCCGTAATTACTATAGGATTTATTCCTCTCAATTAAACAGCCATCATTAGCGTTTTCACAACCGATCCCATGACCATCGCCACCAGTTTCAGACACACCGCTTACAATATTACCCCTAATAATATTGCCTGATACCCACCTATGTATAAAATGCGACCTCGCAACATCTTTAGGGTTTACTCTAGGTTGATTAACCCATATGGTTGTGCCGCTTTCTTGACACCATTCCCCAGGATCTAAATCATCAGGACAAGTGCCAGCCTCTTTTGTAAGCCAATCTGCACACCAAACTGCCACTACGGTTTCGGTTTCGGGTGCTTCACAATCTTCTGTGGCTTCACATGTGTTGCCGTTTGTGTCTTGCCAATGGCCCTCACCCACAGCAACCCAATCATACACGAACTCTGAACCTCTACCACCAACCAGGATGCCCCAAGTGGCAACATTGCCAGTGGCAACAGTGGTAATGATATTATTAAAAGCACCACAGTCATCACAGTTTCTTAATATTATTCCAGCGCCGCCTAAACTTGCGAACGTGGAGTTCTGTATAGTAACACCAGAAGAGTAATAAGTTGCGTTGCTTAACACCTCGACACCTGCCCCTAATCCATTAGAGAACACCATGTTGTCTACTAAAGTATTGTCTATATTCGCAGCATTGTTGAATATATAGATACCCTCATCGTTTACGTCATCCCCGTAATCAGATATTGTAAAGTTCTTAAACGTGGCGTTATCATGCAGAACTATTATAACGTCCGTATCCGTACTGGTTAGGGTGGGGTTGCCAACGCCTTGTATTGTTTGACCACTATGCGTAGTTTCAAGTTCATGGTCACTGTCAATTTCTGTATCAGTGTATGTGCCAGAGCAAATATTTAAAGTACCGTCTTGACCTGTGGCATTTAATGCAGCTTCCAAATCTCCTTCTGTGTCATCAGCAGTTACATCATCACAAGAGGCGGCACCCGATTCATAATATACTGTGCCAGATATATCTTTCACATATACCGTTGCCCCCCATACCCAAGTAGGTAGGAAAAGAAACATAAGTATAGTAAAAACTATCCTCACTTACCTTTGCCTTTTATAAGCTGGTAAGCCACATTGCCACCACCAAGAACAAGCGCCATTTGTGGTGTTATAACCACATCAAACAAACTAAGAACCACAACAGCCACGATGGTTACAATGTTTAAAATACTCCGAGCCATTTTATGCAAACCATCCACCCACGGAAGTGTTTTGGTTTCAAGCTCTGCAAGATAAACCACATGGTCAACGTTTTGTTTAATTTCCTCTAGTTTACCAATGACCTCTGTTTTCTTATCTTCATCAATAATAGCCTCGGACGCTATCTCTTCCGCTCCTTTGAGCAAATCACTTATTATAGGGATATAACTTAAGATACCCATTTACATTTCCTCCATTCCGTTCCACTGAACGTGGATGTGATGTGCTTCCAGTAGAACAAAGTATTCATCCCCAAGTCTTTTCTGTAACCGTCTTGACCATGTGTCAGCATGGCCGCTTTCAAGGTCTCTAATTCTAAAGTCAAAGGCAGCACCAAAGTAGTGCTTGCTTTTATCGTGATGCTTGCCGTCACAGGCTGACGTTATCGTAGGGTCGTAGTTGTTAGGAGCTGTCCTGTCAGCTTGTTTTATAATACGTGCAATTTGCTGATACTTGAATGAGTTAGGGTGAAATGTGACCCCAGCTTTAACTTTTATCATTCTCTATCCATCGATCTTCTGCTCTGATTTCAAATGATTAACTGTTTTTTGAATCTGCTCTAATCGTTCTTTAAGGCTCGTTACTAACTCCTTTTGCTTTGATATACCCTTTTCGGTATCCAGCAGTTTGTCTTTTGTCAATCGCAGATGTCGCTGCAATTCGTTGTGTTTCTTCTCCAGGTTTTGGATAGTTTGCTTGTATATCATTTGCCCTTGAAAAACTCCTTAGTGATGAAAAACGCTATTACAATTAATACTATAGCAAAAGGCCACGTTCGGCTCATCCACCATAGATTATCGCCAGATATCAGAGAATGATACCTGTCAGGAGCCAGGTACTTCATTGGTCTACCTATGGCTGGAACTGAGTAGCAATATGAAGTAGTTGCAAACACAGCCAGCATATAGCGTACCTCTTTGATATTACGTTTCTTGCAAATCCATATAAGCAGCACAATAGTAACCCACAAACCCACTAAGCACAGCAACGTGTAGTTCCACCACGGTATATCCAAGTACCAATGTTCAGCCATTTTCTTTCTCCATACGAATGTCATCAGGGTCTAGTTTCCAACCAGATTCACCGTTAAACCGTGCCGTAGCCTCATCAAAGTTCTGCTTGAGTTGTTGTGTGTCGTTAATCATTGTGTCTAGCGTTTCTACACTTTTGCCATGATCTGGCACTAACCAATTTAAGAGCCTGTCAAGAAGTTTCATTTCCAAAGCCCTCGTAATTCTCGTATATTGTTCATCATTTGTTCTAGCGTTACAGTCACGCTGTTTAACAGCTCGTACAAACTGGCTTGTTGTTGTATGCATTTGTGGCACTGCTCCTGCTGCTTTACTATCAATTTATAAGCCCCAATTCCTATTAGTGTGCCTAGAAACGTACCTGCACCTAAACTTGCTGCGATCTTTATCCATGAGAGAGGGGAGTCCATATTACTTAGGTTTATAAAAAATCATATAAGTGGTTGCCGCAGACACAGTGTCAGCATCAACGTATATGCCGGTGTGGTATTCTACAGGAGGGTCAATGCTCCATGTCTGGACTCTATTATCGGCACTGGTTGTAAAGACAATGGTATGCACGAGTTTTGTTCCAGATCCAGCAGTATTATCGTAGATATTCATAGTTACGTCATTAGTAGCATCCGTCAACGCACTAACTCCGTAAAACAATCCGGACCCCGTTGTAACAAGAGCGTCTGCGGCATACTGTGCGCTTTGCTGACAGGATTGTTCAGCCGCGATTGCAGGGGTGGTTACGAGTGCCAACAGTAACGCTAAGATTAGTATGATTCTTTTCATTTTACTCTCCTTATTTCAAAAATATTTTACCAAATACTGCTTTTTGTTGGAGTTTAATCTCTCCCTCATTCTTCGCAATCATATATAATTGTTTTTCAACATTAGGCGTAATAACACCTTGCCTTTTATAGTGCAAAAGCAAGTCAACCTTTTCCGTACTCGTTTTTAATCGGCGCAGTTCTTTGTAAACATCCCTGGCAAATGATTTATCGTCATAGGTAATGTCTGTTTTTATTTTTGATTCTGCACGTTTAAAAAGCTCTTCAGCGTTAAGGGAATTACGAAGAGCATGGAGATATGTTTCTTTTACCCTATTTAAACTACCAGCCTTAATTGCGTTCTTAAACTCATTTACGGCTTTGTAATTCGACATTCCCCTTTTAGTTGGGAAGGTAAACATGAAATTACCAGGACGGTTCTCAACATAACCTCTAAGAGAAAACGGTATAGGAGCCTTTAAGCCACTCAGACTGCGCTCCTTCCAGCCTTCCTCACTCCAGAAGTCTTTGTCCTGCCATTTAGTAGGATACATACTTCCAGGGTCAGTGCCACCAAATTGTCTCCAAGTTTCCCTTACCACTGGACTTAACTTGGCTCCTAACTTTTTAGGTGGGTCTTCAAACCACTCCATGACTTCCCTGAACTGCTTACCCATTCTTAAATAACGCTCTGACCCATCTTCATTCCTACCCCAATAAATATTGAATTTACTCCCTGGTGGATTATCCCATGTAAACCTTGCTCCCTTTTCCCCATAATCTTTCTTGGTGTTATAATAGTTCAAACCCTGTGCAATTATGTTGAAATATAAGCCTGCCTTTACCCAAAATATGCCACCACGTTTTACAAGAGCCTTTCCCTGCAACCCTTTAGTGCCACCCTTTGTCATTAGGTAAGCGCCCTTTGCCGGAGCCATAGCCTGTTTGAGAACGGATGTAGTCCAGTCAGGAGCAAGGATGCCCCAGTGCGTCATCTGTCTTATCTTAGGTTGACCCATAATTTTTTGAAGATCCCAATTTTGCCCACCAAAACTATTGTTTACAAACTCTGCCAGCTCTTGTTTAACGGCTGTGGTTTCTTCAGGGGTTAAAGGTCGCTTGGCTTTCTTTGTTGCGGCCTTCAATCCACTCACAACATTCTTTTCATAAGCCCATAATTTTAACGTATTATGGTAGTAATCCCACAGCCCTCGATCCCACATTTCATTGGCGGTTCTTAATGCTCTACCACCGTATTTAACTCCAGGAATGTTCCTAGTTGCATTTTCTACTGACTGTAACCCCCTATCAATTACGCCCCTCATGACGTCTTCTAAAGACCCGTAAGTGACACCATTGTCTATAGAATCTCTTGCCCAAGGATGATTTTTAAATAGCTCAAAATCTTTATTAGCCATCTGCCTTGCAAACCCTCTAGGGTTCCATAAGGGTTTGGTTAGTAACTTGGTGGCTTTCATGCCAATACCAGTAGAAAAGGCAGACTCAGTTAAAGCATGATGGTGGAACATGGATGCCGTAAGCATAGTCTTTTTAAGAACAGCATTTGCTACTTCCATAGTTTGTATGGCTTTATGGCTGAAGGGTTTATCAAACACTATCTTTAATTCATTGACTATTTCAGGGTCAACTCTAGCGGCTGTTTTTTCGAGAATCAGTTTGTCTTTACCAGCCTTCCGTGCCATCGTTTTATTTAATGCAGGATGACTAAACTCAACATAATGCCCGGGCGCTTTATCCCCTCGCATTATTAAAGGGAAACCATCTTCATTAACTAAACCTTTAAGTTCTTCAGCAAACTTCAGGTTGTGAATTGTTTTGAATTTGTACTGATCGTATATTGCTAGTATTTCTGATATGTTAGTCGTTCTAGGCTTTAACCCTAGTTTAATACCCGCTTCCAATGAAGGGATGGTTCTCTTTTTAGTAAACGGATTATTGGTTACAAAGTAATTAACAACCTCTGCTTTTTTGTTTTTAGGTATGTCCCAAATCTGTGTAACGTAGTCTTCTACAAAACTGAGTCCGTCATGGTATTCCTTCATGAACTCAAACGATTCGTCATAATACTTTCCAGCCTTTTCAGTCTTTTCCAGCAACTTCTTGGAAGGGTTTTTAACTAAAGGTATCAAGTCTTCCCTGCCAATCTTCTTTAAAACTTTAGGATCTTTCATGCCTTGCCGAATATAAGGCACAGCCTCTAATTCAGCCTTTGACATGTTCTTTTCTAAATCATGCCTAAATATCGTGGAATCTCTAAAAGCATTGTCAAGATTAGCTCTGCGTTGACGGATAAGGGGCATGGTGGTAGCACCTTTTGCCGGGCCTTGAGGAACTTTGGGAGGCAACGCTCTGCCTGCTGTAATGACCTTAATAGGAACTAGTACATTTAAAGGGTTCTTTACTGTCTCCCACAACAACTCCGCGCCCTGCTTGGCCCAATATCCTTCAGGCGGCTTAAATCCTGCTTGTTCTAATCCATAGTACCCTTCACCTTTAAGAGTCTTGTATCCTGCCTTTAAGTGTTCTGTAAGCCCACCTTTAATGTCTCCCTTTGCTAGTTTCTTTGCACCTTCATACGCTCCGTACCCAACGTTGGCAGGGAGTTGGAACAGCCGCCCAGCGCCCTCTAAGCCGCTATATTTCATCAAAGGTCTAGCAACTTTACCTAATGCGATATCAACTCTTTGAAGGAGTGGAGGTTTATCATCTTCATCAAGGAATTTCGCCCTATCTTCTTCAGTAGGAAACCTTGACCCATCCTCTTCGGTTTTGAATTGGCTACCTTCATCAAGAAACTTTATGGCAGACTCTTTATCCATCAGAACCCCTTAAGTGCTTCCAATGCTTTTGATCGGGTTATTTTTCCTTGTTTATAATGCCGACGAACCTCTTCAGCAGACTTTAATTTAAGTTTCAATGGCTTTTGTTTTGGCGGAGAAATAGGGCTTGTCATATCAAGACCCTGCTGTAGTTTTTTATATTTCTCAATCTCTGCTTTAAACCATTCTACTGCCCCATCAACATCACCCTTTTGCATCATTGAAGCAAAGGCAGGATCATCCTTCAGGCCCATTGTCTCTAAAAATGAAAAACCTTTAGTTTGCTCCAACCTTGTTTTGTCTTTAATTAAACTACCTAAATGCTTATCTATTTGCATTGAGGTTGGGGCTTTAGGTGACCCTTTAGGGGGGAACGCTTTTCCTACACCTATTGCTACATCGGGAGGTTGATACCCTTTAGTTGTAGGGTAAAGAGTCGGAGGTGGAATATCAGCGTCAAGTATTTTTTCTATCTGCTCATCAGAATAATTTAATCGCCTTGCCTCTTCTAACTTCTCTTGTAATGTAGATTTTTTTAGTGGTGTACGAATACCAGTGGCAACAGTTTCATCATATATATTCTTCCTTGTTTCATCTTTAGAAAGAGTGTAAGGCTCTTTAGTTTTAGGCTTAAACATCTCTAAAACATCAGCTACCTGCCCTTTTGTTCTTATGGCTTCAGACCTGCCAGTATTCTTAAGCAGCATATCCTCTGCCAACCTTGCTGCCCAATTGGGTGCAGGTTTCATACGATCGGCTTCAAGCCTGGCCCTTTCTCGTTCAATAGCAACTTCTTCGGCAGATTTATTGTATTTCAAATAATCTTGCTGTTCTCTCCAATCATCAAACCGAGTCCGTTTCGGACCAAACACCTCGTCAAAAACTCCCATTGCTAACCTCCTCCCCCGCCACTCGCATATGCACTGTCAGACTTAGTAAACGAGAAGCTCCTATCTTTCATTCTTCTCTGGTCTGCCATGCCACCGTAGTATGTGTTCATCTTTTCAAGCCAGTAATCTCTTGGTGACTGATATTGTAACCAACCTTGTTGCATACGAGCTTGATTCAACCCTTCAAGTTCCTTACCCTGCAACCCGTATCTGGTTGAGGCAGCATCAGAAAGAACATCTGCTTCAGCACGGGCGTAAGGAGTGTCTATCGTTTCACCCCTCAACTGAAAATAAGCAGGATCGTCAGCTATGCCGCGCTTTCTCATCTCAGCACTAAATCGTTTTTCTTGTAAATCCCTGTCTTCACGCAACCGTCTTAGAGAAGATTCGGTCAGTTTCCCTTCAAGACGATCATAGTCTCCACCAGTTAATCGGTCCCATTCAAAATCTGGGGTAGGGGTTTCTTCATGGGTTAGATATTTGTCCGTAGACCCAGGTAAAGGCGAGACTTCCTGTACGCCCCTCCTGTAATAATGTGCAACCTGCTCCGGACTAATCGGGCCAGACCTATCACTGACCCTCTTCTTGCTGAATGAAAACATTTGACTTGCGCCGATTCCTGCCATAACTAAACTCCTTAACTCGTAGTAACTGTTTTAACTGCCGAACCGTTCCAAAATTTAACAACCACTGCTGTAGCGGTTGAATTGTTTGCCCACCAGCATATATCTTTTGCCCCCCACCCTGTAGTGGTAGGGTCTGCATCTATAACACCAAGGAACGGGAATAAACCTAACCCCTTAAGGATATTGTCTAATTGGGATGCTAGTTCTCTATCCTGTGGGGTGTATGTTCTGGTTATAACGCCTTTAGTCATCCCTGCCTCGTCTGTCTTTGTAGCCCAAAGTTGCAATATCTATATCTATATTGGCCCCATCAGCCCTAAGTCTAATGTAACCCGTAACACTACTTTGCACATCCATTTGACCCATAGCTGCAGCAGCACCATACATTTGTCCTAACGGCGCTGTTCCATTGCTAGGTGCTTCGTCATTGACATCCATGCTTGAAATATAGATATGGTTAGACTCGCCCGTATTCCCCTGATAAACAATGATCGCTTCAGTTGAAACCCCGTATGGAACTTGTAATTTATGAAAAGTACCAGTAGTCCCTATAGCTGTTGAATTTACATCTAATGGAGGGTCTTTCCATAAAAACTTATCCCCATGCTGAACAAACCCTGAAACCCCAGAACCAAGACCAGCGTAAACAGACCCTACCCGTCTTGAATACGTGTACCCTGAAGGCATAGTTAGGGAAGTTGTAGCACCTGACAGCAGAACATCCGTTGCGCCACTGGTTTCATGTTCAATAAGATAAACATTGTACCAAGTACCCGGCCCTGCTGCACCTGTGTCAAGGCCACCCTGGTCAGTTCCAACGGCAAAAACAGCATCAATTTTTTTGGTTACGGCAGTAGTGAGGTTTATATACTTCGTATTGCCGCTACTCATGGCAGTGCCAATATTTACCGTAACGTCATTTGCTGCATCACCCGAATCATTTTCCATGCTACAGCCGGAAAGATAGCCTCGTAAAAATAAAACATTGTCATAAATTTGCCTATCAAGTTTATCTATAGCACCAAAGACAGTGTCTCCAGAATCCACATAATTACTTTCCAAGTAACTCGATGTGCCAGTAATCATATCAAGGGCATCTAAAGAATCAGTTACACTCTCGCTGTCTGTAACAAAATTATCATCTGTATATGCCTGTGCACCTATCGCTACGTCAAGAGCTTCAAGGGATGCTGTCGTAGTCTGATTGTCAGTCAATGCGTAATCTGCCGTAAAAACCTGCGTACCTATGGCATCAAACAAGTCGTCAAAGTTTGCATTAACTTCGCTAGAGCTAATGACTGTACCGGAGCTAAATTCATACTGTTTTGACAATGCTCCATAAGCCGCAGAAGCCAGTAAACCCAAGATAGCTAAAATTGCCAATAACCTATAAGGATTGTTCTTTTTCATTATGGAAACCTCTGAAATTCTTTTGGGTAATATTCTAGTTTAAACGGGTGTAGTTCATACTGAGCAGAGTTAGAGCGAGATATCCTTAAAGATGCTTTAACCCCATTCATTTTGTTAAATCTGGTAATGCGGGACACAACCGCAGCCTCAGCCCACTTATCCGTATCCCACACGGCACTATCCCAAACCGCTGTTCCAGCAGGTAGGTAGGTAGGGGTAGACTTACTTGATGTGTTCTTACTGAAATCTACATTCAGAACTATAGATAAAGTGCCAGAGCAATAAGCGGGAATAATGGCTCTTGACCAGTTTTTAACCACCACGGGCATGTTTCCGTCATGAAAACCCCATTCCATTTGAGTCTCTATGGCTGTATCGTCATCATCCCAACCTGAGTCGTATTCGTAGATATAACCATCTTCCGAGCCCCAATAAAGCTTACCTTCGTCACCAGCAGCTCCAACGACGCACATCGCAGTAACGTCAAAGCCTTCATACACGGAATGAGGAAACCAGACGTTACCGTCCTCGTCTACCCTGGGATGCTGGAGGTAGAATACATAAATTTTAGAAGTACTTATTGTAGGGTAGGATACAAGTAGGCGGTTCTTTTTGGGCCAGTAGCACATTACGGCTGCATCGCGCTGGGATCTAGTATAACCAGTGATCTCATTGGCACACGTTCCACGTGTAACATTGTTGAACATCCTTGGGGTATTGGGGTCAAAGTATTCAATGCCTCGATTGCTCTGAAAAAAGCATTTGTCCTCATAGTTAGCGTTTGCCATCCTGCCAACCTGCCCGATATCTTTAGAGAGCTTTTCTTCCGCAAAGTCATAAATGCTCGATCCGTGGAGCCAATAAACGGAGAGGTCTTTAACGCACAGAATCTTGTTGCCCAATCGCATAAGGGACATGATAATATGACCATCGCGTTCTTCTACTCGTCTATAGTCCGCTGCTGCCCATGTTTCAGCGTCGAATTCGTCAGAGTATGGCACCCTTGAAGGGTAGGCATCGCCATCACGCGCAGTGAATAAAATATCGTCCAGGACAACACCGTCAGCACTATCGGGACACTCAGCATCAGTATCTTGAATTTGGCTCCACGTTGCCCCGTCAAACTTATATACCCCTGTACCGTTAAAGCCGTACAGCATATCATTCCATGTAATCCACTTCAACGGCTCTGTGGTTGTTAAATTACCTTTATCTGTAAACGCTCCAGTTCCAAGGTTTACCGTACCCACATCTGTCCCAGTCTGAAGCATAAAATATGTAGCCTGTGAACTTGCTTTGTAATACCGGCACATAGAATGGATTTGTGCACCTGAATTAATGGCGGTGTCGTTTTTCTTAGCCGTACCCCTTCTGCCTACAAGTATCCCGGATTCATCAATATCGAAATTCGTAAGAATAGAACACTGGTCTGGGCTAATGCCGCCTTCCTTTGGACCAGTTGCCATGTCCTTTGCCCAATCGACGTTCCTGCCGCCTATAAACGATGGAGGCCCAATATACTGAGGCCGCAAGACACTTAGCATTGACTTTGCTTGACTCTTATACCTTGCTCTACGGCTTACTGTTCTCATTGTCCCCACGGCTCCGTATAACCGGACAGTACGAAGTTATTGGTGAAACCCCTTAGTTGGGCTATAACTCCCTCATAAAGTACGTCCCAGGGGCCGTTCTTGGCTCTTATATCAAACATTTCGGCCTGCGCTAAAGACCCAAGCACAAGTGCTGGATGAGCAAATGGAGGGAGTAAAGGGACGTTTGCATCGGCTGAGAGGGGACTAACACGCTTTTCATACCAATATCTAATGTCATAGGCAGCGTCAGGAAGAACAAACCAGTACAACTTATTAACCTCTGCGCCCGCAGCGTCATATTTCTTTTCATGATAATACCTCGTTGGTCGAGAGGTGCTGGACGTATCCCACCAGTATTTAGCACTCTTGTTGCGAACACCCTCATGGGAGCCAAGTTCCAGTTCCTCCATAGTGATTGGAAGGCAGGGTTGATTGTCTACCGATACGGATAGCACACGTTCAACGTTATTCGCACCCGTTAGTGTTGTCGTCCTGGTAGCAGCAACAGTGTCTAACGCATCGTCATAATCGGTAAGCCATCGAGGTATAGACTTGCCTTTACGAAACTCCCCTATGATGTCCCGGTAAACATTATTAATGATTTCCTTAATAACGGTGAGGGTATCCGAATCATCATCGTCTATTAGATTTTGCACCTGCCCGTAGATGTCGGCGTAAGTTAAATAATCTGCCATGTTTAAACCCTTACCCCCCAATTAAGGGGGGTTTTATAAGGTTTACGGTTTAATCGGGTGTGTAGGAGTTTTGGTCGGCTGGTTTAAAGCCTTCAGCCCATACCCTAAGAACACCATTTGAAACACCGGTTGAAGCACTGGTATGCTTATTTAAGTTTCCTATTACAAGATCAATGGTATCGGCAGACGTGTATTCCTTACCAGTATAGTAAGCCGCTGTACCAACCGCCTGAGACTGACTACACCCACTAATTCCATTACCTGTCTCATAGGATGTCAACCATCCGTTCGGATCATCACCATCACCAACCGTACCGGCAGTCAGGCCAGCACCAACTTGAATAACGGGTGCTGTATCAACACATATGCCTACATTGGTTACATACATGCCAGCGGGGATGTCCAAAAGCTGCACAACGTCGGTCCCTGATACACCACTTGTAATATCCGCTAAATCGACAAGGTTGGTTTGCACAAATACCGCATTATCCCCCAAGTCTGCTATAGGGTTGTTGGTTGTGAAAGTCGTTTTTGTTGCAGCGATAAGATAGCCTGCGCTTACTATGATGAATAACGCCACAAGCAATCCAATCAGTTTTTTATTAAACATTTTTACTTACCTCCTTTATCCGGTTACTCCGGCCATGTTACCGTCTTGGTCTTTTACATCCAGGGTGAAATCAGTTAAGACCGGGCCATTTACGTCATCAATCAGGCATTCCACTATCTCATAGAGCGCCTTGCAAAAATCCTTCATGCTTACGCCCTGTGGATACATAAACCAGTTCCTAGTGGTTGTACCCCCTGTCATGGTGAGGTAGAGATTTGAAATCTGCCCTGTCCAATCGGCCTCCGATGCGTTTGTAATACTGGCAATCATGTAGGCCACACACTCATACAAATACTGCACTGCGTAGTGTTGGTTGTAGCCATTAGGTTCCAGCACCTTTACATAGTCAGCCGCACCAACTACTGCTGCTACTTTATTCTTCACGGTGATAGTGAAGTCTGTAGAACTTGCCTCTTCATTGTTCACATCATTTTCAAGCAGGTAGCCGATTTCATATAAAAGCTGAACAACATCGCCCTGGTTGATGCCCCACGGTGTTATGGCCGCATGTATATTCGCCATTAGTTGCACTCCTTAAAGGCTTGGGAGATCCCCTTCTCTTTTCCATGCTTGAAGGTCAGCGCTACCCTTTGTCCCCCTTAAGAAAATGTCTCTCAGGATTTCAAGGGACCTTGCTTGATCCCTTTCCCAAAGGGCAAACATATTAATTGAGCCGTTACCTTCTCCTACTTTCCTGCGAATAACCTTTCCGGTTTTAACTTGGCGCCTGAAAAACATCTGCGCCCGGATAGAATCATCTGAAACTATCGCGCACTGATTCGGCATACCTTCCCTCATTGGATCTTCAGGGGTAGGCATCGGCCATTGCAAGTCAAACCAAATTCTCTCAAATCTCTTTGAATACCAAGATTTTGCAGGGTACATATAGGGAACTCCCTGTTTTGGGCTAGGTACTTTAATAAACACCAAATGATGGGATGGAAACGTGTGAGTTTGCTTGGAGTCGATAAATCTAAGGATTTCCTCTTTCTTCCAATCGGTTTTAATATTCATTACTTTCTTGTGCTTATCTTCCGAAGTAGGATCAATCCCCTTCTTCACAATCCATTGCCTACTGAAAAACTCGTTTCGGATACAGTATTGTATCAACTCATCCCTACTCAGTTGGTCAAGAAGCGGGTCACGCGGATAATATCTCGCCTCTATTAGCCTAATAGGATAACCAGCAAAGGGGTTTCTGCCCTGTCTTTCAAGCGTACCGGCATTGAAGTCAACATTGTCGGTAATTTCATCAATGGACACAACGTCCCTTCTTGTTTTTGGCTCTGCCACCTTCACCGTCTGTGTTCCTTTATCCTCTTCTGTCATGGGTTATCTCCTTATTTCATTCAGGGTTTACGCGTAAGCAGCCTCGGCATTGTTAGTGCGATAAACTACCAAGGTGATGACACCGTTGTCCTCAGAGTTGAAGACGAGTTTGGTAACACCCCAAATAGTTCCTATGCACACGCCAGGGCTGTTATCGTAATCGAAACTTTTCTCTTTCCAGAACTTCTTTTTGGCGAAAGCCCACGCACCGGCGCCCTTGCCCATAAAGAGATTCTCAGCACCGGTTAAGTTGGCACCACTGCCGAACACGGTTGAGATAGTGATGTATTTATGTTTCTGGATCACTGAGCCGTCCCACATACCGTAAGCGTTCTGGAATAGTGGGTTTTTGCTTCCCCTTGGCATGCCTTCACGCATAGCCTGACCCCACACGCTATCGGAAACCTTAAGGTCATAGGCACTGTCCGGGGCACAGCAACACACAAACACTTCAGCGCCGCCCTTCGTGATGGGTTTAATCTCGGGAGTGATTTTCTCCGCAATGGTGGAAGCCTTGGAAAGAAGAGTGGTTGTCATGTAGTCCCCACTCTCGATTGTGGCTTTCGTGGTGGCATCCCCACCGAATACAACTCTGGTTGGGGAGGATGCGAGTGCATCAAATGTTTGCTCGGTGATTATGGTATTGGCAAGCCAGTTGGACAAAGCTGTTCGGGCAAGCCTACGCAGTTTCAAGGAGGTTCTTTGCTCGGTTACGGCACCTTCTATCCTGACGGCATTACGAACCTGATCTATCGTAACAGCATCATCATAGGTTGGGAGCGCCTCTTCGTTGTCTTCCATGGTGCCATCACCCGTAATCCCCACACCGGTAAGTTCCCCAACGGCGGGTAGGTAGATGACATCGCCTTTATCTTTCTCAAGCTCTGTATATTTAACGATTATGTTGTTCGGGTCAGTCCCGACATAACCATTGCGTTCAAAGTATGAACGCTTCATGCCGAGATCAATTGCCTTCTTTGACCATTTTTTCTCTGTTAGGGTATCCCCTGTGGCAAAAGTCGTAACAGCCATTTAATGTTCCTCCGTTACAGAATGGGAGGAACGTTAGGTTTTACAAAAGCCCCCTTGATTCCAAGATTTTAGATACAACCTCGTCTTGTTCCGGTGAAAGGGTGTCGCTCACGTATAGGTTTTCCAACGCATCGTCATCCATTGAAGTAAAATCACCTGAACTAACAGTGGTTTCTTTCTCAGTCATTCTCGTTACACCGTTGGTTGACGTAGCTTTTTTAACATACTCGGCAATGGCATCTTCTCTTGTTTTCTTAAGAACCGCATCTTTATTTCTATCCCAATGTGCAGCCGTTAAGTTATATATGCCATGCTCTTTTCCGTATTGCATAAGCTCCGCAATCTTGGTTTGGTTTTCAGTTCCGTCATCGTTGAAATAGGAAGTGTCTATTTCTTTAAGAGAATTAAGATCACTTGAAAAAGCCTCTTCAGACTTCCGCAATCTCTCTTCTTCCTGCCGCTTTTCCTCATGTTCCTGAAGCTCACGACGGGCTTCCATCCTTCCCTCAACTCTTCCGAGATTGGCATAGTATGCTTCTTCGTATCCCTCTGACTTTAAAGTGTTTAAAGACCACCCTTTAAGCGAAGGATCACCGAGAAGAATACCTAGATCCTGATCTTCCGTAGCGACAGGACCAGTGACGGGGGCATCCACCCTTTGTGTTTCAAGGGCTTTTAAACGTTCCTCTAGTTGCGAGTTGGTTTCCTGAAGATCACGATTAAACCGGGTCATGCGGTCTTGAACCATACCTTCGACCTGATCTTTCGTGAACGTCTCCGTTTCTGTTTCTATCTCGCCTTCTGGCGGCTCAACTAAAGTCTCGTCTACTTTGTCCGAATCATCGGGAGAGGGTAACGGTTCCTCTTCTTCGTCAGGCTCTTGCTCCGTGGCGGGGGCATCCTCGGAGTCTTCTAATTCCTCTTCGCCCTCTTCTAATTCTTCTTCGCTGACATCATCTTCGTCTTGGGTGTCGTCAATTAAATCTAGGTCCATACCATGCTCCTACTCGTCTTTAACCGGACGGACGGTTTGGGTTATAGGGTTTCCCCTGTTGTTTTCTAAGGGGCCAATATTCTCATCTCGCTTTAGCCCCTTGACCGCAGCTTTGTTAGCTATCCGGTCCTATAGTATTTCATCTATCGTTATGTCTGCGTCGTCGTACACAACGTAGTTATGTTTTGTTCTACCTTTTGTACCTTTCCCTGATAGTGTTTCAGTGGGGTATCGCATACCGTCTATGCCTGCGCGTTTGAGGAAGAGGGATGCTTCTTTGTCACTTGGTCTAAAAATTTCCATACCCGCTTTTTTGTTTTGTTGGTGTGCTACAAACCTAGCTAAATACCTATAAAAATTACCGCCCTCCATATCCACCTTCCAAGCAGGCGTATCTCCAAACTCTTTCTTGGCTTGGGCATTAATTTTATTTTTCGTTTTTTCAGGAATCCAATCATACCAATCCAAATAATCATACTGATCTGGGGTCTTGCCTTTGTGCAGGGTGGCTTTGTAGACATGAGCATCTTCTTTAATTCTTCCAGCCCTTTTCATTTCATCTAATTTAGTTAAAACCTTACCTCTGCCTGACTTGCCAAGCATATAACCTGCATTATTGCCGTAAGTAGATATTGCATCAACTGCCTGGAGTTCTAACAATTCTTGCGATTCATCCATCCACTTTGCTGCTGTTTCAATATCTGTGTTTAAGTGACTTGCAGCTTTCATCGGGTTGTTAACCCCCCTCAGTGGATGACTCTCATACCATTCCCTTGCAGGTTTACCATCAATCTTAAATGCTTTATCAGTTTTTGCATATGCTTTTGCGATCCCCTTCTTATCCGTAAAATACGCTCCCCAACCAAAAGCCTGTCCGCCTTCGCCTGTCCCCATTTTATCAGTAGTAAATTTCTTAAACCTATGCGGTGAACCGTGGTAAGCTTTAATCTGTCCCCCCATTAACCCAGGTGATGCAAACGCCCCTTCCATTGCCAAGCCTTCCATTGTAACTGGTTGTTTAGGTGGCATATCAATCCCTGAGTGCCTTAGCATATCCCCCGCCATACTGTTTGCCATAGCCTGTTTCAAGTAATTATTCCAAACGTACTTAATCGCATTGTACCCAGAACCAATAGGATCACCCTTGGTTTTTTCCTGAAGGTACGATGTTATCCTGTTGTCGTTCCTGTACTTATTCGGCAGCGGTGGCACTCTTTGAGGCATTCTCTTCCTCTTTCAACTGATCCTTTAAATTATCAATCCTCATGTTCATCTTCTCAATCGTAACCTCATACCTCCATTTCTGTTTACCCATGTCCTCCACATGACCTATCTTCATTTTATCAACCTGCTCTTGCAACTTGTTCTTATCCTTATCTAATTCTCCAAGTTGATTCGCCATCTGCTCCATGTCTTTCAGCATTGCTTGTTGCTTGTCGATCAACTGTTTAACTTTGCTTCTCCGCTTAAGCACCTGTTTAGCCTGTGGGTCATCAAGCATATGGAGAACTGCTTCAGCATCATAGATAGCGTTATCAGGTACGGGTGTGCTGGCAAGCTCTACAGACATATCAACCTTGGCTGCCCGATTAATAGGCAGGGAAGACCCGGACCTTACACCAACGTCATAGTCAATGATCGACACGTCATTGCCTTTTAAGGTTTCCAGTGCTTTTTGATAATCAGGGGTTAATTGCTGAGTTTCTGGATCATAGTCCTCTTCCTCAATTAATCTCTGCCAATAATGAAAGGGCCATTCTTTTAGGGCAATGGCTATAAGGCACACGCCTAGTTTCCTGAACGCTGCTTCCAGTGCTGTGATTAAATACGAGTTACCCTCCATGCCGAACTCTTTAAGCATAGCGGCCAACCTTCCCGACATTCTGCCTGTCTCTGCCTCTCCTTTTAAAATAGGGGTTAAGTTAAACACATCATTTAAATCTGCATTAGCTCTATCCTCCAGCATAAATACCCTGCTTAAATCCGGTATTTGCTGGTATAGAGTAGTTGGCTTATCGCTTGCGTCTTCCCACTCACCGGTTAGTATTTCCCTCGGCTTGGATACTTTCTTTTTCCAATCAGCAACATCAATAGTGCCTTCCTTGGCAATGATGGGGCTACCCATTGTGAATGACACTACAGCAATTGATTGTCCTCTACGTTTCGATATTTCCTTTAAAGGCCAGTGGGCAAGGAACATATTGCCACGGGGATAGAGTATTCCCATGCGGATGTTTTCAACCAGGATAACAGGATCAATAGGCAGGTTTAGCTCGTCCTTACCATATGGATTTACCGTATCGCTTATTATCTTGGACCCCACCACATGCTGCATACGAAGATCATGCTCGACGGCTAAAACAGGTATAAACCTTTTGCTCTGCTCCATTTCAGAAGGTGTGGCGTACATTCTCTCTATTATACTCTGATTATCCTTGGTGGTGTTGTCAAACCGTTCAAAATATTCTTCTGTGGCTACATCAAAAAAGAGTTTCTTGCTATACTTCCTCCTTTCCCAATACTCAAACTCCCACACGGTTTTCTTTGTCGGATTGGGACCGCCATGACCCGTATCGTCTTCGTATTTTCCACCTATCTCGCTATCATGGTCGCCTTCTTTTTCCCCTTCCTCTGGTTGCTCCGCTACCGCTTCATAGTATAATTCATTATCCTTTAGGTGATGCAAATCCTTTGCTTGCTGTGGGGATATGGCTTGGAAAACAAACCTGTGCGACCAATCTTCCAGAGTATCTTCCGGGGTATCAGGATCGTAGACCACCTTCTTTGCCCCAAGTTTCTTAATGAGGATTCTTACATCCCCGGCCAACCCATATTTCTCAGTCGTTACATTGAAATGATCCAGCCCATCCCGAATAAGCCCAACTACAACATTATGATTTATAGCGTTTCCGATATTACCGTCCCAAATCTTCTTGTACGCCCTGCCGACAATAGTAGCGATAGCACCATCACCGCTACCAATAGGTAAGGCTTTAAGTTCCGGCCTGCTGGCGGTAAGGATGGAAGCAAGGCGCAGGGTGTTCGTCGTACCTTTTAAAACCCTGACTTCGGGAATACCGGCATCTTCCATCTTTTTAATTTCACCAGAATCAAAGATTTCGCCCTTGAACGTTCTTCTGGCGATCTTTAAGTCTTTTAAGAAATCCCTATAATACTGAGCCTCTCTAGCCTTATTGAACCTGGTATAGATTGTGCTTAATTCAGCCATTTAATGTACCGTGTCAGGAACTTGTATTACGGGTTTATCAATGATGTAGGTAGGTGTTTTACCCCCCACATCCTTGTGCATATCATCAATGGTTTTTGCCCATACCTCAAACTCAGGTGCAGTCATAAAGTTACGTTTCATAACCAAATCTTTAACATAGGTGTCAGGCGGCCAATACTTAGCCCTGTATATCAACTCCGTGTTAGGAGGCGGGTCGAGATGCGGCCAAGCGTCCGATTCGGGAAAAATAATAGAGTCAGGAAGAATAGTGTCCTGTCCGGGAGGGTCGAACAAGGCACTAAGTACGGGTTTATCCCATTGTTCTGCAGGGATTTCGTCGAGTTTATACTTATCACTACCTAACCCCACTAGTTTATATATCTTTCCAAAGCCGTACATCTCGATCCTTGCGCTCACATGGATGTTCTCATGGGACGTTGCCCACCACCTTGCCTTGCTGAATTTATAGGTAGGCAAGAACTCCTTCTTTTCAAGGATAATGATCCAGTTCTTAACGTCCTCTACCCAAGCATTAAGCGCGTCACATTTACTTTTTAGGCTTTGCATTCTTCCTCTTAATCAGCACGGCGTTCTGATCCGCGATATCCTTGGCATATTCCTTATTGTCGGGGAACTTCTCAAATATCTTAATAGATATCTCCCCAATAACATGCTTGCCGGTAATAGCGTCCATGTTGAACACGTTAATGGAGATCGGAACCAGCCGGAGAAAAATGTCCTCTGCTCCGACAATCTTAAAATTCACCTTTCCCGGTCTTGGAAACATATCGTTCCCAGCCCACACTAAACCACCCTTGAGATCCACAATGGGTGTTGGTTCGTCTTTCTTAGGTACTTTCTTTTTTGCTGCCATTATTTAGCCTCCTGTCTTTTCTTTAATACATCCCAAGCGCGTCTGATAAAGTCTACCTTATAGGTGCTATTTACATGACCAACGCCACCTATAACATCAGAAAGTTCAACCGTATCAAACGTTGTCCAATCACCATTATCTTTCGCTGGCTTCCAGCATCCACACCAATCAAACTCACGGGTAGAAGGCCAACATACTGCCTCAACTGTATAATCCGGCTCAACACATCCAGACGGATGCCTTCTTCTTTCAGTCCTTGTCGTTGGCGATTTGTATCGACAATCACCTATGAAATGCCCCATGCCAGACATTTCTGGTTTCCACCAATAAAAGCACGTTTCACACTTCATCCAGTCGTACTTAACCCTATCCTTATTGCAATGCCAAGCATGTTTTTCAATCTTCATTATGGGTGTCCCTCCTGCCTATTCCAACCACGGATTTCTTTCCCTTTCCTCGAAGCCTAATCTTTCTCGCCAACCTTTCTTATCTTTCCCTAGTTCTATATACCTCTTTGACTTTTTCTTTAAATTCTTGGGATCTGGCAAGTAGTCGTGGAGCATCAAGCAACCCCCTGCGCCTATAACATGATCGTCCAGGGTAGTTTCTGTTTCCCCTCCAACCGTCCCGTTCGGCCTTACGATAAATGTCGAACATTGATCTATCAGTGTTCCATCCGGCACTACCTGATCCGTATCCCTGAAATAAAGCCGCAGCGCCCTTGCTATGAGTTTTTTGTTTTCCGGGGTTTCAGACCAACCGTAATTAGTCGTGATCTGCTTTCTGCTTCTCCCCTCCTTGCGCTCCTTGAAAATCCTGGGGTAGTGTTCCTTTCTCAGTGTCTTAATCGTTGTCTGCCCCGCGCCCTGCCTTTCAGGGCAAAGCATCGGGTGTATGCTGTCCCCGCACCATCTGGCTAACTTAATAAGTTCATGCGCCCATGTATCGGCATCCACCTTATTGCTACAGAGTTTTGCTATAAACCTCTCCTTTACTCTGTCAAAGACATAGGCAACACTGTCCGTTTGATCCAATCCCTCACTAACATCAGAAAATATACAGTGCCGATTGCGCCAACCCTCACCGTTAGGCATATCCCAAACATGCAGCATACCATGCCTTGCTCTAGCGAATACCACCTTTTCCCCGGTATCATATTCAAGATAGCCCCTTTCGGCTTCGGGAAACTCCTTATGCCGAGCCAAAGTCTTTCCAAAAAAGCTGCCGGTAAGAGCCTCAATTGCCTCCTCAACGGTTGACGGATAGTGCATGGCAATATCATCATCGTCGTACCCCTCAGACTTTTGGACATCTATAAAATCTTCCCCTCTGGCCGGGTGAGCATTCCACGGTAAGAATAAGTGCTTAATACGACCCGCTGTCCCACGGTAAGCCTTGATAAACTGAATCCTGAACCAAGGCCAACCCGCCCCATCCTTAATCGGGTTAGAAATAACAATGATTCTGCCCTTTGCGGAATCAACACCAGGCTTTGAACTTCTCCATATTTTTCTAATGTTTTCAACTAAGCTCGCCTCATCTATCACCAGTAAATTAACCGTTAAGCTCTGTGCGCCTGAAGGGGTAGTCGTAAAGCTCTGAATTTGACTGTTATGCCCCTTTACTACAATGTTTCCCTTCTCGTCCTTCTCTTCGTACCCGAAACCGAGCTCCGTGTTTGTCCTCCTGTAAACGTGCGGCCTCATCCAGGTAGGCAGCCTGTCGAACATGAACTTCACACGGTCTAAAAACGCAATGGCTTTCCCTTCCTTCTCCGAGATTATAATAATAAGCTGGTTTGTCCGAAATATTCCCAACCATAGGCAGTATGCAGCCGCAATCCACGTTAAGCCAAGCTGACGAGCTTTCAGGATGAACAGGTACACGGCACTTAGAAATAAAGATAATATCGCCGCTTGACTCGGCCACAGCTTGAACGGCACCTCCCCGCCACTCGTCTTGTCCTCGATTTTGCAATATGCGCTTATCCAAAACCCGAAATCCTGCCCACACTTGCCAAGCTCTGCAATCCTTTCGTCATTTGTCATCCGGCGTTACATCCAGCATGTCCGTCGTTAATTCCCCTGGGGCATTAGCCGCAGCCATATTGCTTAACACAGATGCCACGGCCTCTATCAACTTCTCAGCCCCACCCTTCTCAGCCACCGCCTGTGGCTTCCCAATACTGTATTTCGCCAAAAAAGCTCTATGGCTCATGATAATTTCTACGTCGTTGATCTCATACGCATCCGCTATTTCAGCTAACACCGTAATGTAAGTCGAGTCGGCAGCCACACCCTCCAACCCTTCCGCTTTAGGCATAAAGGCCTTTATAGCATCCCTAATCTTCTTGGCTTCCTGCCTGTAGATCCTAAGCGTCTTGTCCGATACCAACAGGTTCGGTATCTTTCTCTCCCTCGGCATTTAACTCTTCCCTCACAGCCTTGATTATCGCGTCAACATCCTTGTTCCGGTACTCAGCTATAGCGTAAGCCTTTATCTTATCCTTGATGTCCCTCACAGGATTCTCTAGTTGCTTCAAGTTAGCCTCAAAACCGTACCTTCCAACCATGCCCCTGTACTCAAAACGCACAGTGAACTCATACGTGTCAGGCTTGTTCTTCACTTCCTTACTCGTTATCCTATGTATCTTAACCGCCATTATCCCTCCACATCCTTAAACATACCCAGAAAATCACCAACCCACATAATGTCCAACTTAGATATGTCATTTACCCCGATACTCAACAGACGCTCCGCAGAACGGACAGTAATTTAAATGAAAAGTAATATCCCCCTTTGGAACAAGTTTAGGCACTTGAATATCAGACAACTGAAAAAAACACAGATAACCACTATCAAATAACAACTCACTCATCAACTCGCAGCAAATATCGGTGACATCCGTTATATGCTTATGATGGTAAAGTACCTTCATACAGCCGCCTCAACTTCCTAATAGCATTGTAAAATACCCTGCGACATACGCCGTAATTATAACCAAAATAATCGTCCATCTCATAGTACCTGGCCAAAGAGGGATATTACTTTTCATTTAAATTACTG